ACTGCTACACCCCGCGATAGTACCCCAAAGGTACTACCACAACCAAAGATAACGAAATATCTTCAATCGTTATACACGACAATCGGCTTATTGTCGTGAACTAAGCCATTTATCCCGTCTTTCTCTACACGCCTCTAAGGTAGGCGCACAACAAGAAAAAAGTTCACCGCTTTCAGTACGGTAGTCGTACTGGTACATTCTCACTCTTTTTACCTCTCAACCTGGTGTTGTAGGTAGTGTAATTCTCTTTGCCGGGCTGGCATACGCTGCAACCGTTTACATTTATTGAGTTCATAATTCAAGTAATTGTTTCGTTTTATCCACGTCTACAAAACTCGTCCACCCTGCTTTATGCAGCTTTATAGCTGCCTCTCTGATTGTGATTTTGCCACTCTTGACACTTTCTTTCAAAGATTCTAATACATTCTTCATTCTTAATTCATTTTTACGTTCAATCTTTCTTCACTCGTATAAGCCACTACAAACCCTGTTTCATCATGCTGTATGGTGATGTACTTTTCACCCCTCTCTATAGTAGAGAAGTCATAAGGGGTTACCATCTTACCCAATACCTTGCCCAGTTGCTTCATCAGTGGGGCTTCAGGGCTGATAACTAAAACTAAATCTGCTTTCATAATCGTGTATATTGTGGTAGCCATAAGGCTACCGGATTAGAACTCAACCAATATCAATCTTTCTAAAGAACCTGATGCTTTCACCCACATATGATTATGTCCGAAACCATAATCGAAAAACAGTTTAAAATAAGGGTGTCTTACTATTAAAGAGCTCATACAGCCTCTTAACTCGTCTTCTGACATACAAGAAGTTATTTCATTGATAATTTGAACGAAAAGGTGTAAAACTTCTGGTTCATTATTCAATAACGGTTTTTCTATAACTGCTTTTAAAAATATATTTTCTTTCATATTCTTCTATATTGCGCAGGGCTTTCGCCCTGCCGATTAAACTTATGCTAATTCTATCGCTCTTGCAGGCACACAAATCATAGTCCATGTTTTACCCTCTTTCAGATAATCTACTGAATAGTCAGCTTCAAAAGTGCAAACATTCATATCAACACCTGAAATAGTACCTTCTACCTTACCATTTTTAGTAGTTACGACTACTGATTGACCTTTCTTAAATTCTGTTGCTTTCATATCTTATATGTTTTAATTGTTATTACTTCGTTTCTGATGATGCAAAGATAAAGTAAACTTTATTAAACACAACAAGTTTGATAAAGTTTTATTTATTACTTAACATTATTTAATAAAGTAAACTTTATCCTAATTAGGTTATTTGATAAAGTTTGCGTTACTTTGCGGAGTAATTGAAATAAAGTATAGTTTATGGATTTGAGAATAAAAGAAATAATGAGCGAGCGAAACGTCACTTCCGCTTGGCTTGCGGAAAAGGTTGGCATTTCAAAGGTTGCAGTTAGCAATATCGTGACTGGAAAATCATCCCCCTCATTGGATAATCTTCTAAAAATAGCTGATGCTCTCAATGTGTCTATTACAACACTGATAGGGGAAGATAAGGAAGAGGAAGAAAACGTTATCGTCTGCCCCCATTGCGGAGGTAAAATCCATTTTGACGGAGAACCACGTATACCGGACCATGAAAATATACAAGGAAAAGAATACTATAAATAAAGATAGAATTATGGATTTAGGACAATTATTTAAAGTCGATTATTGGTGGAAATTAGTACTTTTATGTGGCATCCTTCTTTCCGCAGCAGCAATGATATTTGATATACAATTTATTGAAAGAAGATATGTTTTAGGACTTGGATTAGGAATGACGTTTATTGGCATTGGGTATTGGAAAGCAAAATATGTAGCCCACGAATTTGTACCTGGTGGAATGTTTAAGTATGATGTATTTAAACATGACTGGGTAACAAAAAGTATTATAGGGGTAGGAATTATAATATCTCTCTACTTTTTTATTAGAATATTAATTCTGTTAGTTGTATAAAATTGAGCCGGAGCACTGAACTCCGGCCTGTTGATTTACTTTTTACGATTAATTTCATCACTCAATTTACCTTTGAGCATTTGAAGATATTCATAATCTCTTAATCCCTCCTGCCTTATATTTCTGCTAATGATTGCAGCTGTTTCAAAAGGTACTCCTTTTTCTGTGGCATTTTTCACTATTCTTCGTTCTTCTTTTTCATAATAGTCTTTATCATCAGACATAAAACCTCCTTTTTTAAAGTTAATACTAATATATCAACCTTTATGTATGCTTAAAAACGGAGTTATACACATAACACAAAGAATTTTGTGCAGAAAAGCATCGCAAATATAGGAATAATTATAATTCGATGGCTCAAAATTGAGTTAAAAAAACAAAGCGGTAAGTAATTCTTATCGCTTTGTTAATTGATTAGCCCTTTAATTCTTAACCGATTTACGATTTCGGTGTAAAGATACTCTATATCTCCACTGAAATCCCCATAGTTCTGATACAGAAATACGACATCAGCACAATTGTCGGAAATTGTACTCTTGGACTGAATCCCCAATACTCTTGACATCTCCTCACGTAGCCCTGCTGTCATTTTCCCACCGGCAAGCGAACTTGGAGAAAACAGGTACAGGATAATGAAAATGAACTTCTTCCGCTGGGTAACACTGTCAATATTCGGTGGACATCCTCTCTCATTCAGCAACTCAACGAATATTTTGTAGATTTCATGGATAAGGCTTTTGTCTTTCAAAATTGGGGTGGTCAAGGCGTTTTCTTCCTCTGAAAGTTCTGATTTCTCAATTCTAATCTTTTTAAGGCGAATTATTTTGTTAAAATCCAGTTCCATAACACGATTATTTTAAAAGTAAATAGTATATTTGCATCATAATCGTGTAAGGAAGAGCTGATTCATGGTCGTGCGTGGGTTGGCTCTTTTTCATTCTTCCCCATTCGTGCTGACGAATGGTTTCTTTTCCAAATCATAGCAGGTGATATATACCCGTTTCCCATTAACATCACATAGAGCAAGGGCATATCCTTTCTCCAGTATTTTAACCGGCTGATTGTCGCAATAGACAGTACTTCCAACCGGAACTCTTATAAAATGACGTACTATCATTTGATTATCTTTAGCTTGTTATACCAGCGTGAAGAAAAAGGGAACCACCCGATTAGGAATGATTCCCCGAAAATGGTTACTTTGTATAGTTTGCTCATGGATTTTTCTTTTTAAGTATTTCAACACATTCCTTTATCCCATCATCGAAACCATGCTTATAGCCTTTAGTATATTCCCCTATAGTATATACCGCCATTGACAACACAAACAGGATGATACCTACAGGCTTATACCAACCGGGAAGTGATATAGAAAACGGCTTAAATGTAATTGTGAGATCTCCGACCCATAATAGGGCGATAATAAATATAATTGTAAATAATATTGTTTTCATAATCATATAAGTTTTAATGCTTCCTGTAATCCTGCTTCAAGTGCTTCCTCGTAGGTATTATAACGGATAATAGGTCTGTCAGACAATCCTATCAAGTCATGTCTCGGAATTGTCAGTATATCATACGTCCAATAGTTTTCATACATATAGGATATTTCGATATGCAGGTTCTTAGTTTTACGAAGCCACTTTTGTGCAACGGATTGAGTAGGATGGGAACATACTTTTATTGGTAACTCGCTATTTGTTCTATTAGTACCATATTGTCTACCATCTTCAATATTCATAGCAATCATACATGGTTCATTAAACCCTTTCTCTTTCAGCAACTTCGCTGTTTCTAATGTTACAAGTTCTTCGGTCATAGTGTTCCTCCTTTGTTTTAAAGTGTTCAATCAGTTCGTCTACGGTAGCCTTGTGATAATTGTCAATCTCAAAATCATTAGGCATCCCATAGAAATCCATTCCAGACAAACCTCCATCAGAGCCATCCCGGTATATACCCCAATCGCCCTTACCATTAGTGAATAATTGATTGTTGTCTGTATCATCCTTTAATGCAGCTATAGCCAGGAAAAGTTCCTCATTCGTTCCGCAATCAACACTATCGGTTTCGTCAGGATGTGGAATGTTGTTAAAAAACTCAATATTATATAGTCCACATTCAGGCGAGGTGAAAATACATAAATCTTCGTTAAGTTCCGCCCCAAACAATCTATATCCTAACTCATCTAATTTTTTTCTAAGTTTATAGGTACTCTTGCGTATAAAGCACGGTGTTGTAAATCCCATAGTTATTCCTCCTTATCTATCTTAATATCCGTTACTTTTCCACGATTAATAAAACGTTCATCAGAGTTATAATATCCAGCAATTACTGTACACAAGGAACGATCTGTTCTACATTGTTCTTGTAGACTACAATTGTCACATGGTGCACTATTCCGCATTGATACTAATTCATGCAGTACTCCGTCAATTATTATTCCGTTATTTACTTCCATAATTAATCTCCTTTCCACCTACCCTAGCAGCATATACATTGCTACTAGGCATAGGTAATAAATTGTTGTTTTACTCATTTCTAATTTATTTTTGAATTAAAAGGCACGCCTCCGAAGAAATCCAAACTGTCACATTTAAAACTTTATCATAGAAAATGGAGAACGTACCCAGATTATTACTATTTTTGCTTCGCCACATTTAAAACTTATTATTATGAAAATTAGCGAAATCATTAGTGCTATGTCTACTGCTATTATTCCGATAGTAGCAAAAGGCACACCAGAAAGCATGATTTTTGCAGCTGGGGTGCAACCATTATTATCGACAGCTATTGATTCTATTCTTCTTGACATATTCCAAAAAGGTGTCACAAAGAAAGAAACAATAAGGTTAGGTATATCTTACATGTCAGCTGTAAATCAAGTTAATGAAAATATGAAGAATAACATTCCATTTAGGCAAGATGATATGTTTGTCTCTTCTAATATGAATTATTCAGATGCTAGCGATGTGATAGAAGCTACCATAAATAGTATCATGCTTGATTCGGAACATAAAAAATCTGAATTTTATGGTTATTTTATTGCTAATTTAGGATTCTCTCCAGAAGTAGATTACACAAATGCTCTTTATATGCAAAATATTATTAAGCAACTATCTTTCAATCAACTATGTATTATTAGGTACTTTCAAAGTTGCGCTATTTTAGATTTGTCTAACTGTACCAAATACATTGAGAATTCAGGAGATATAAAATCAATGGAAATATATTTTGGAATTAAAGAGCTCATTCGTCTTAATCTACTCAAAAGGCATCCTCCTTATACCCTAGGAGTTGACATGCAGAACCATTCATTAAATGTTAACGGACAATTAATTTGTAAGATGTTGAGTTTGCATAAAATTGATATTGATAGCATAAACGCAGTTGATAATATTTTCAAAAAAATGGGTGTAAAAAAACTTTAGATTATATCCAAATATTCTAGGATACTATTTTCTGTACAGGAGAATACAGTCCCATCCGGTGGACTAACAATATATTCTTCTGGATAAACTTTATCTTCATTTCAGTTCCGTTATACGTTAATTGGTAGTTTCATAAAACACATCCATATTGTTTTGCTCTGCCTTCCGGTGGTATGCCCAAATAGAGGTTTAAACGGGATGGCAGACAAAACTTCCGAGGATTTAATCTCACTTTCATTCCATTTGAATACAAGAGTGCCGTAAGGCTTCAAGACGCGCATACACTCAGTAAATCCATCGTGTATGAGTGACTGCCAGTCTTTCGGCAGTTTTCCGTACTTTTTAGCCATCCATGAGGTTGCACCAAGTGTTTTCAGGTGCGGTGGGTCGAACACCACCATGTAGAAAGAATTGTCTTCAAATGGAAGGTTGGTGAAATCAGCTATTACATCCGGCTTTATTTCTATGATTCTTGTCTTACCCCTGTCCTTGGCCGTAAGTGTTTCCGAACGTTTGTCAACAAATAAGGCAAGAGGATTATATTTGTCAAACCAAAACATTCTACTGCCACAACAGGCATCTAATATAAGTTTTCCATTTTCCATTAAGCTATTTCTTTTGATTTCTTCAATCTCAACTTTCTCAATACTTTGCAAAGTGCTTCAGTATTTTTTCTCGCTTGTGTAACCTCCACCGCATTCCCGATAAATTTCTTTTGGTCAGCTTGTGTGCCTATTAAAACATAATCTTCAGGGAATCCCATAATCTTTTTGAGTTCCGGAATGCGAAGCATCCGCATTTTAATATCCACTATGCCATACAGTGCCATGAACTCCTTTATCTTCACGGTCATAGGACTATCATTGTCGTAGATTTCAATCGCTACCTGACCGCTTTCTGTTGCTACCAGATAGGGCGGCATCTTATCCATGCGGGCTATTAATGTGAAGCAGGGGCTATCAACAGAGCCGCCAGCACTGTTGAACTGTGGATTCATCAGATAGTGCCATTTCCTGTTTGCGGTAATGGTCTGGGAGGGTTCCTCTATACTGCTACCTACATTTGAGAATGCAGTATTCATTATCCACGGCTGGCATGTTACCAAGTTTTGTTTCGGTGTTGTGGTAACAGCGGGGCATGGCGAGTTTATATCAGACACCTGACCACCTCCAGAATATTGATTCATAAAAAATGGAGATACAAGGGAAAGTCTGTCTTTAGTCAGAAGTGTAGGACAAGGCTGATTAATATCCTTTCCTGTATCCTTAAAGTTATAAGAACACATAAATCGGCTTTCAATTAAAGCCATCCTGTCCTTCGTTGTGACCGTTGGAGCTGGAAGGTCTACCGAATGATTATGTCCATTTCCATAATAAGCAGAAACAAAAACATGGTGGTCTTTGCAGGTGATTGCACCTGCCGGTTCTTCTACAGACACATTCTTGCTTTCGGGATGTCCGCTGAACTGTTTGGAGAGGAAACTTACCTGTACCTTTGCAAAGCGGTTTTCAGTAGTCAACACTCCGCATGGTTCATCAACTGATTTGCATGTGTCTTGAGGGCGAACCGTATTGTAACGGGAAAGGAAAGCATCCTTTCCTCCGGCTACAAACTTGATAAGTCCAGCATAGATACGTTCAAGCGTTTTCTCTGCAAGAGGCTTTTCCCTGAAGATGGTAGTTCCTTCATCAGAGAAATCAAGCACATCTTTTACCGGCTTCCACTTCTCCAGCCGCGAGAACATATCTTGCCTACCACCTTTACAATGGGTCGGTTCTGGGAATACTATCGGCAAGTTCTTTTTAGCAAAGATGCCGAAGAAGCGTTTTCTTGTGGTGTAGGCACCGAAGTCGGCAGCATTTAAGATGCGGTGCTCAAAGTTGTAACCGTACTTCTTGACATTGCGCACCCACTTTTGATAAAGCCGGCCTTTGTCCATGCTGATAGGTTTCCCATTCTCATCCATATCTCCCCATGACATAAACTCTTCTACATTTTCAATCTGAATGTAGTCAGGGTCTATAACATCAATATAACGGAAGAGATGTTCTGCCAACGTTCGGCTGTCGGCATCTCTCGGCTGACCGCCTTTGGCTTTCGAGAAGTTAGTACACTCCAAAGAGGCATGAAGCATTATCATGGCATCAGGGTATAGCTGACGGATACGTTCTACAATAGTGCTTATCGGGGAAAGTTCCAGTGTACGGATATCCTCAATAAAGTGAAGTGCATCAGGGATATTGGCATCATGTGAAAGAATGGCATTCTTGTCATGGTTCACACAACAAACAACTTTTGCACATTTATTTCCATCCAATCGTGCTGCTTCCACACCTTCGGATAAGCCACCAGCGCCACAAAAGAGATCAATAACAAATAGTTCTATATCGGACAGACCTTCAATGGATTTTAAGATGTCTTTCTGCGATTTCATAACTTCTCCTTTTTAAACAGGTGGCTGAACGCATTATCCAAATCCAAGTCTAGATTCAGTTTGGACGGGAAAGATTTAATGTATTCGTACATCTTATAAGCGAGGTTGTCATCATCACCGCATCTGTCAATCAGTGTGAGCAACATGGCGTTCACCATGTCAGAATCATTGCCGAAGTTTTCCTGAGTGGATTCGCTGCAATGATTCACATCACTTTTCAATCTCTTTATCGCGGCTATGGCTGTGTTGAAGTTTCTTTTTGAATCGTGTCTGAGTTCAAAGCCTTCTTTCTTGTATTGCTGCTGCATTTCTAGAAGGTTGGTTTCTAAAACGTCCGTGAGGACAAATACGATGTTGGTTATCGTATTCAGTTTGTCTGTTCCTTGCATAATCGTGTATTCTTATTTCTAATTCGAATGAATCCCCTTCGTTCTGTTTCTTCTAACAGTGGAAAGTCTTCATTCTTGATTTCACATTCTGTTTCGTAGTTCACGGAAGTATAACTTGGGATATTGAACTTTTTCCGGATTCTTACGATAACATCCGGATTTCTTGTTACCCAGTAAACGGTTATTCTCATGGTGATATCAGCATTTTTCTAGCTTCCTCATCTCCTGCATCAGCACGGTGCTTGATTTCAATGTACTCAGCATAAGAGATTCTGTTATCTCCACGCTCCTCTATCTCTTTTTCACGTTGGTTTCTGTATCGTTCACGCTCTTTCCGTTCAATATCTTTCCGACGTTCAGAAACGTAGTCCAGCATCGCACTTGTTATTTTCAATGGATCTATTGAACCGTAGAACCGCCCATACTTCCCTGACTTAAACCGTGCTATGAAAAAACAGATTTCAGCGGCATTTATATAATAATACTCCGAAAGGAATATCTCCGATAGTTCAGAAAGTTGCTCTTTCGCTATCTTGGTTGAAACTTCTGCAAAGTCATTCAATGAACCAAATTGTATCTTTAGCCATTCTATCGGTGTTTCATCCCCATAAGTAGAAGACAATAGCCCTAAACTCGGAATGCTGTCATTCAACGCCAGTTCTGAATGGGTTGCATTACATCTGACAAGTTTGAACTGCAAATCAGGGTTGTAATCAAGAATGAATTGTGCAGGATCGGGATATTTATTCAATAACGCCCTCTGCTTCAAGTTCCTTTCTCTTTTTTGCGGCAGCTTCTCTAACGGTTGTAGCGACTGCAAGAACTGAATCACGTTTTCGCTGCTCGCTATCCTGTTGATTTTTACTAAGTCTTGTCCCATTATAGTTTCCTTCCAATATTTTAGTAAAGTTTGCTTGTTTGAAAATCCAATCAAAGTCGCATTTCCAATTGCGGTCATTAGCTCCAAGTAAGAACGGGGATTGAAGAATGAGATTGAAAACACTCCTCACTGACTCTTTCCCATATTGGGCTATCCGGGCTTTTACAGCCTTTTTTCTCACATCAGTCATTGATCTTATCTGCTGGAGTCTGTCTTTGAATGTGGTATTATAGTATTCCATCAATCCGCTGTAATCAATCTTTTCAGAGGGGGATGGCGAAGAAAGCTTGGCTTTCTTTGATACTCCGTCAGGAGTATTTTCTTTCTTTTGATGTAGAGATATATCTATATACTCTCTTTCTTCTTTCTTTGTATTTGTGCCCTCTGTGTGCCCTGATTTTTGTAAAAGTTCGGATTGCGGTAGATTGTTGTTCATGGGCTGTGCCCCAAGTTGTGCCCTTAGTTGTGCCCATTCGTGTCTTAATTCATTGATTTCCTTTTCAATACCTGTGTCCTTACTTGTGCCCTTGGTTGTGCCCATTGGATTATATTCTTCATATTTACATAAGGTTATAAGGTTCATTCCTTGATTGCACTCAACAGTTATCATACCTTTCTTTCTAAGATGCACAAGAAAGGAACGCACCTTCTTTTCAGACCATTTCCAACGCTGTGACAGAAATCTTATGGATGCAGGATATTGACCTCTTGAATAAGAGATTTCTCGACCTCCGATACTCTCCTTTCGGGGCGTTACCTCAAATCGTGCAGACTGAATTAAGTCTAACCACGCTTCGCAACTGCTAAAAGTACGGGCTTCATTCCACATTTCATTCGAGAAAAACCTGCGGCTTAGCCTCAAAAATCCTTCTTCCATAGTTTTAGAATCTTACGTTAGTCAACTGCCTGTTATTAGAGTACACTGCCCATTTACCATTTCCACTATCAACAAGGCGAAGATCCTTCACTTCTCCAAATCGTTTTTTGTTTCCACAAAGGTCAACGATCCATCCGGCCTCTTTACTCGGGTGCGGACGGATAGCACGACCGACTATTTGATACCACAGTGCCAAAGACATCGTAGGACGTGCCATGACAATCGTATCCAGTTCTGGGTAATCAAATCCGGTAGTAAGTACGCCGACATTGGCCACGACCGGAATTTCTCCGGCCTTGAATGCCTCAAGAATACTCTCTCGCTCTTTCTTTGGGGTTTCTCCTGAAACGATGGCCGCTCCGGGAATAGACCAGGTAAGGCGTTCAGCTTCTTTCAAAAACCTCGTGAAGACCAATATACCTTTTCGTTTTATCCCGCTTTTAGGGTTCATTAGTCTTTGCACAATGCTGACCAGAAACCCGTAAAAATCGATACGCTCATACTCCTTTACGACAGACTTGTCTGTGTAGTCGGCTCCGGTCGTGTTCACCTTCAGATTAAGTTCATTCCATCCTAAAGGGTTCATTTCATAATAATTCAGTTTTGACAGATAACCCATATCCAAAAGGGTGGAAATTTGAACCTGATAAATGACCTCAGAGAATACACAAGGCCGGGTCCGGGTGATAAACTTCAACATACTGCCAAAATCCCTGCTTGATGAAAGACGGTAAGGTGTAGCCGTCAATCCAAGCACCTTGCACTTCAGCATAGAAAGAAATGATTTATACATTCCTTCTTTCGGGTTAACCAGATGGCATTCATCTATAATTATATTCTTGAAATGCTGAAAAAGCTCAGGATGATTGACAACACTACCAATCGTAGCGAATGTTATTCTTGAAATCTCTTTCCGCCCAAATGATGCGGAATATATGGAACAGTCCAGAATACCATACGAACAGAGCTTCAGATAGTTCTGTTCGAGTATTTCCTTGCTAGGTTGAAATACCAGCGTATGCCCTTCAAGGCGGCTAGCAATATCGGCTATTACCAGACTCTTCCCTGCCCCAGTCGGCAGCACCATGATGGCATTGTTCTTCTTGGCTTTGTTGGCAAAGAAATTTACCGCTGCATCACTAGTCTTTTGTTGATAATCACGTAGCTTGTACATATTTCTCGTTGTCTTTTACGATAATCGGTTCGTCCTCACTCAAACGGTTTAAAAAAGAAAGCACAATGTATGCTTGTTCCTTATTCATCCCAACGGGAGAAAATGATCCATCCTCGTTTTTTACCATCATTACGAATGTTCCGGGCTTTAATTCATTCATAGTCCTTTCTCCTTACCCAACTTATCTCCCAAAGCCTTATAATACTTTGTGAGTTCCATTAACTCTAAATCACTCCATTTCTTTGTTTGTCCGGCCTTCCATGCCAGCTTATCGAAACGTTGCTGACCGATTTTGACCTTCAAGTTCTTTTCATATTGTATCAGATGGTCAGCACTGAATCGGTTGCACGCCCGGCATTCTGCGTGGGCGTTGTCCTCGTCAAAGCGTGTGGCCATGTGGCGGCGCGAATGGAAGTGTCCGCAATCGGCCTGTGCGTATGGCTTTATCTGGCCGCATGAGATACAACGGAAATACCCGTTTGGCATACAATCACGAAGCCGGATATAGCGGCTGAAAACTTTGTCGAGTTTGGCCACTAAATCCGGCTTCTTCTTAATCTTGATACCTGCCTTGTCAAATAACGGCAAAGGCTTTTCTTTCTTCTTTTTTGGTTTCTTGATATAATACGGCATTATTTGAATCCCCATTCTTTTATGTAATCAATATTCTTTGGAAATCCATCTACTTGTTGAGGACTTAAAAATATCTTTTCACTTTTTAATGGAGTGCCTCCCCATACAGTAGCAGGACATTCTTCATATTCTTCTTTAGAAACTTCACTTACATTAAAATTGGGTTGGAAACCATATCCCATTACGCTTTCCCCTAAGTAAGTACCAAACTTCTTCAAAGCCCATTGAAATGCGATTTCCTTACTGAACAATCCATTTTTAGAAAGGACTGCTGCATATATTTTATGCATATAGTTTCCTGTTTCAGTTAAATCAGGGTGGCAACGGATGCAGAAATAGGAAATATTTCGCAAAATCTCTTTCACATACTTTTCATGCTTCTTGCATTCTTCTTCTGTAAGAAACTCTTTTCCATCATTAGCGATGTAAACGATTTTAGTTACTTTTTTTGTTTCCATATTCTTCTATTATTGGTTTACATAGTTCAACAACTCGCTTACAGTCTTCCACATCAAACATACCTATGTGACAAACTTCACGTGGTACCCCTAATTGAATGGATAGCCACAAATAAGCCTTATTCCTATTCGATGTATTTGGGATATGCTTCTTCCAAATCTTGTTTATAAGATTGGTCTTGGCGATCTGGTCAAAATAGAAATGGGCTTCTTTCTTGGCTTCCCTCAGTTCTGCATTTGCCAAACGCCCTAATGCTTGGTCTGTCCCTTTATGTACACCTACATAAGCCCTACAATCCCGACAGAGATAAATCATGCCGTATGAACGCCCGTAGATTACAGAACTATCTACAAATTCAGTTGGTTTGCCACAATAAGGACAAATCTTACCAGTAAGTAATTCATCCATTATCTCAAAGCATTTATAACGTCTCCAATATCTTCGCAATCAGTAATATCTTTAAAAGAGATATAGCAATTATCACAACCATAGCCATCACCTGAAGGACTATTATCTACAATGGTGTTTATTTCTTCAAGATTATCCTCTTTGATTGCTTTTACAACAGTATTTAATCGTTTAATAACAGCATTCTTCAATGCCTCCTTGTAGCGTTTTTTAATTATCCTACTTACTTCTTCATCTTTCATTCCAGACTCTTTCAAACAGCAGAATAATTCATTTCTAAAATCCTTATCAAAAATCTTTTCCATATAATTATATTTTAGTTTGTGGTACCGGCAGGGCTCGAACCTGCATGATAGGTGTTTTGATTGAAAATCCATATCCTCCCATTTACGAACCTATCTCGAAAGTCTACATAGCGTCTACCAATTCCGCCACGATACCATTGAGTCCGCAGTTCCGACACGGTGCCATTGGCGTAACCCCGGCTAGGCTTGCGGACAATACTATGAAAAACACACTCAGAGCACTATGTATGTGCGTGGGCGCAACGGGAATCGAACCCGCATAAACCTTTGCGCCCTATAAGACCATTCAAGGTAGGCTCATTCAAAATTAAAATCGTCAAATTCGTATTCATCCGGTTCTTCCGGATAATCGTTCCCCCAGTCCATAATCAATCAGACTGTGGTGGGACGTACCAGTCGGGTATGTATTCCATAATCAATCAGATTTCGATGATTACGATGTCAGGTGCAACACCTTTGATTGCTTCAATCTGTTCGTCAATCACCTTGTTTTTGTATTCTTCAATGGCCTCGTTGGCCCCGGCGGACACGAGAGAAAGGGAAACGTCTCGGCCATCTACATCTGCATAGATTTCAACCTCGATTTCTTCACAGGCAAATCCTTTGAACAGGGGGATATTCAGTTTGAAAGATTTCGGAAGATTAGAATCAACAACCTGAGAATAATTGTCCGTCTTGCTTCCGTTTTCTTCCTTGCTGCGTTCGATGTCCTGATTAACTTTTGCCTTGAAGTTCTTCAAAGTAGAAACCAGCATCATATTTTCAGATTTATCCTTGAAGAAAGCACGGTGCATCTTGAAGAATTGGGATAATTTAATAGGTTCCCATTTCTTGTCGGTGTTGATACCGAACTCCAGCATTTCCTTGGAAGCTTGTAATACTCCACTAATTTCAGTCTGATAGTAGTTGGTTTCATCAATAGTCAGAGCCAGTCCCATCTTGTCACGGTTTACGATGATATTGGCCGATTTCTGATTGATCAGTTCGACACGCTTCTCCAGCCATCTGTAAGGTGCATCAATAGTTCCACTGATAATCACTCTTTCCGGTTCTTTCGGGTCAAGTGCTACGGGTGCTTTACCTTCACGTAATACTACTTCGATTGGCGTACCGTTATAATCCTTCGGTACTACCAGGTTGATTTTGTTTTCACTCATGATTCTGTTCCTGTTTTACGGTTAATACTGAATACTGTCTTTTGCATCTCCTGTGGCATAATGGGACGGCTATAAACCAGTTCGCCCAGCTTGTTGTAGAATCCTGCCATCTTTTCCTCGTGATAGAGGATTTTGGCACATTCTTCATTTTCTACAAACTCAGAACCTCTCTTAATGTGGTCCAAAAGTTCCTGCTTTTCTTCGTTCAAAGGTTTCAGACGTTCTTTGAACTCGTCCATAGCCTCTTTCTTTTCTATCTCAATATCATTGATGGTGATTGATACTTCAGCTAATGTTTCTTTCTTTTGCGCCAATTCTTCGGGTGTGAATCGGTGAGTATAACCGATTTTCTCCACTGCATCGGCATTGTCCTGAAGAAACTGCCATCGTTCCTGTTCAGGAATGTCTTGTCCTAAAAATTTGTCCATATTATCTATAACTTATTTTGCCAAACTCATTGTAAACCTTTCTTGCAGTACCCATAGTATTATAAACTGGAATATAGCTTCTTTGAGAGGCTTTCTCTATTTGGTGAATACCGCTGGATTTAGGGTTGATTGATTTTTCAGGATGAAAGAATCTTGCTACATCTTGGGGAAATTTTCTTTTCTTCATAATCTCAATTTTTAAATAAATTCATTATTACGTTCAATTTCTTGTTGTGCGTAGATAAGCATCTGTTGTTCGTTAGCGGCAGGCAAATAGATACCTGCCACAGATGCGCTCCAGTTTCGGAAACGGTCAATACTCAAGGTCATTTCACCTGTTGTCAGCTCGGCAGAACTTCTTAAGTAAGTTACTTCCTTACCTTTCTTGTTGACCGTCTTTCTCTCAAACAAATCACGGTTGCAAGTCCTCTTATAAAAATCAATTTTTGCTTCGTCGAGACTGCAACCGTACTCACTACCGAAATACCCTAAAAGAAGATGCAAGTAGCTGTTTTGGGCAAGCGTGCGGTTAGGTAGTTTCTTTTTCACTTCCACCACCGCACGTTCACTAAACAGCTTGTTTACATACTCCTTGAACTTGGGTATTTGAAATTCATTCTTCAAGTCGAACAACATACGCTAAAAAGGCAAATCGTCCTTTACATTGCCATTAACATCAACCGGAGGCGGGAAATTCTGTGGCTGTTGCTGATAGGTCGACTGTGGCGCTGGCTGTTGTACCGATGTTGTTTGTTGGGATTGCGATACACCACCACGCGCATCTATTTTGTAGCACCGGATAGATGCCATACGTTTGAGTTCTCCGTCCTGATTCGTCCAAGAACGACCTTGTATCATAAATGATACAGTGACAACATCACCATGATTAAAGCGGTCAAGTTCTGCACACTTATCGCCTGAAAACTCTAAGGGAATAACATTCTCATACTCGCTACGCTCTCCCGTATAAGGGTCGTAAGTAGTAGCATCTAAAATAAACTCCCGTTTTGTAAATGAGGAACCACCGTTTTTGGATGGTATTTGAACGGTTTGTCCAATTTCGATTATCCGTCCGGTTATTTGGTTTGCCATTAATTTTCTCCTCCAAAAATCTTTTTATCGGTTATAAGTTCTCTGTTTTCTTCCAAAAACCGGATAAATTCCTCACAATGATTAGTAAGAATAGGAATATCACGTTCAGGATTGAAAACGTATGTTTCTGTATAGGTATCTACCACATAACCGCCTTTGTTGAACTCCACAATGTTATACTCAAATGTCCGTACATCAGAACCGTTCTTCATTAAAGCGTATGGATATACTAAATGCTGGTGGTGATCTTTGAACTTTCCCACGGTATAACTACCGGTTGTTTTGATGTCGTGGACGCTGGCCGGCATCAGCTCGTCAATTACCCCATAAACCAAAACATTGCCGTATGCGGTTGGAATAATCGCTTCTACTCTTTGTTGGGTTAATGCTCCTTTGAAGTAACCGGAAAACTCTCGGCAAAGTGAGATTGGGAAAGTAAAAACACGATTATTATAGGTAGCTTTCAAACCTATAACCTCGTTGGTCTGAACCTCATCGTAATACAAAGGTTTACCTGTTTCGTCACAAGCTCCTTCGCGTATTACCTTATATATCTTTTCAACCTGCACAGTTTCAGATTTCCGATTTTCAACCATACAGTCAATAACCTCATTAAAGGCTGTTCCCTTGTCTGCCGCTTCGCTATCGAATGGCTTGCGGTTGATACGGTCTATCAGTTCTTGAAACTGTTGTTCGTGAAATTCTTCAGGAGTATGGGGTGGATTTTCTGACCACCCCCAGTACTTATCCCAAATCACATCACTATTCAGATATGCCCCAAAGGCATCAAGAAGCGTTGCGTAAATACGATATTTAGGCTGCTGGTTCATATTTCTTTTCTGAATTAAGTTTCAGATTCAAAGACTTCGCTTTGTTAGCTACCAACTTTGCCGCCATTTGCTTTGAAGAACCAACGTGCTCAAAGTTATCTATTTGCGCGATAAAATTATTGGCAGATTCCGCATCCGTAATAAGTTCGATCTGTTCTTTTATCTCTTCAATAACTTTATCATACTTTTCCTGTGCCTCTTTCTTGGCAGCAAGCATACCCAAATACGAATTGATTATCTTGGCGGTGATAAAGTCGTTCTTTGCGGTTGGATTACCATTCTTGTCAAGGATGGTAGGAACTTCCATCACTGAAGGAAGATTGCAAGTATTCTTACCGTCATTTCTTGAAGTTGGGTCAAAAGTGATAGTACGTCTTTGGACGCCTCTTTCGCTTTTCATTTCAAGATAACCGAGCAAATCCAGTTCAGTAACGATAGAGTTGTAGGATTTTTCACGCAAGGCAGGGATAAACACCGTATCATCACCTTCTTTTCTTGTGTCGCGATGGGCAACGAAAATGATGTGCTTGTTAAGCCCCGAAAGTGTTCGTGTCATCCATGAAAACTCTGCATTGATACCGCTCCAATCACGGATGGACGGCTGGCGGGTTCCACACTTGTGAGTAATGATGAAGTCCATCATCTTGCCGATGGTATCTACTACAATGGTCTGATAAGCGGACAAGTCCTCTTGAAGAACTTGCTGAACATCGCTCCATGAAGTGACCTGTACCGTGTCTATATTCTCCAAGTGCGCCATGTTCATGCGCTTCACGCCGTTATCGAAGTCCAACAGCAGCGGTTTCGGTGCGCTCAATGCTACCGTACTCTTTCCCATTCCGGCTTGACCGTAAATCATCATCTTCACGGTGGTCGGGATAACTAATTCATTACTTTTCTTAATCAGTGACATAATCGTAAATTTTATAGGGTTATTTGTTCAGATATTTACTCATTTTAAAAGCATTAATAGCGGATTGTATCTCGAACTTGGAATATATGATAGGAGAATTTCTGGATGAGCCTTTTCTTTTCTTATGCACCAATCCTTCTTTCTCTAACTTTTCCAAAAAGTTAGGTTCATACCCAAGTGTCTTTAACCATCTGAACGCTTCTCTTTGCTTGATTTCATCAGATACAGGAGACCGTTTCTTCTCACTGGCAGCTGCACCAAGCTCCGCCATGTCCATGCAGATATTTTTAAATTCAAATAATTCAAGTCTTACCTCCATACCGTCCAGTTCTTTCAATTCGTTCAACTCTCGTTCTTCGTCCCCTTCTCATATCGCCCTGTTCGTGATAGAGCGAAAAAGAAAAGATGCACAACAGGCAGAAAGCAACAGCCGACCTAATAGTAGGTGAAAAGTCCATCGTGAACTTCATACCAGCTATTCTCTCATATAGCATGGTTGCCAGTTCTCTGCCGTTCCTTACGTTCAAAATCTCAAAAGCTCTTTGCAGTTGGTTGTTTATCGTGCTGACCGCTCGGCATTTGAGGTTTGCAATTTCTTTTTTCTCATACCCTTGTGCATACATTCGTGCCGTAATCTCGCATTCAGGTGTAAGTTCATTAAAAACTCTCTTCATAATCGTGTAAGTCAGCTGATTAATAATTGCGAATAACCTCAATATATCCGGCTTCCCTGTTAGTGTCCACCGAATACAAAGTTTGCTTCTTGTCTATTATCCGATCAATCCTTGCCAGCCTGTTAAGATCAGCGGTACACCTGCGAAGCTGTCCGGCAAGTTTGTCGCTAAAGTCAAAGCTGATTCTGTCATTCTTCTTTTTCAGCTTTTTCTTAATTTCTGTTCTTTCTTTCAGTTCTTTTGCCATAAGAGTAAAATTTAATTAATGATTCGTGGATGGTAAGGGAATCGAACCCCTCTCAATCGTGCCAATTGTTTGCGCAATACGAAGCTCTAACCGATAAGCTAACCATCCTTTTTTAAAAAAGGTGCACTATCCTCACGGACGGCACACCCAGTACAAACACAATATAAAACACGAATATCTAATCTATTATCAGAACAATGCTTTTAACCGCATTTTTGAAATGATCAAACTTCTGTTTCAAATCACTCCAAGATTTATACCATGTATTTTTCTCTTCAGCTAATTTCTCGTTAGCCTCTTCCAGTTCCTGCACACGCCTTACTAAATCTTCATGCGTCATGCCTCTTAATTCTTCCACTGTCATAATCGTATAAATTTAAAATGTCGTTAAAAAGGTAGGAGTCGAACCTACTTCTTGTAAGCTAAATGAATATATAAATTAGAATATAAGTTAATACCAACAATTAATCGCTTACACGCATTCCAACAATGCTACTTCATAAATTACCGCCCAGCTGGTTTACAAGGTGATTGTGCACTCATCCCCATGCGCCTTGTGCCGGATTATAGGACTACCTTTTAGCGGTCTGTTTTAAGTTCTCTATAAGTTATTCTCATGAGCGACACACACCCTACACATATAACACTCATTATAGTGATAGAGAATATTTTCATAGGACTGTAAGTAGTAATAGCCCCGTAAAGCATACCGGCAGCACATATACTAACCAATATAGATAAAACGAATTGGATTGTTTTCATAATCGTATAAATTTAAATAAGTATCTGTACCCTAATCGAATAGCAGAACCTTATTTCAGTTCAGTACAGACTATAAGACCTTTCAGCGATACTTGTGCCTAACCAAGCATACTCACCACGCTAAAGACAAATTGGCGTGCTGAAAGTAAAAATCATTTCAACTTCGTGGCTTTACCACCATCAGACATATACAACCATTCGCCCATTGTCGGCTTATCCTCGGTTGCTATCGGTGTCAATTCCGTTCCACTTGCACCCACCACTATCCACCATCACTGGCTTCGCTTACGTGCCTTCGCAGAAATATATCTTTTTATCGTATCAATATGTCAAAGAACCAATCAATAGTACCCTACCCGATTCTCGCTATCGGTTGCCGTTCAATCCGTCTGTAGGGCT